CATTGCTCATGTTCCCCGGTTTATCATCTGATATCATCGAATCCATGTTCCCGGCAGCTTCGGTCTACGGTCGTGAATACCGTTTCCGCGGTGTGGCGACCACACAGGTCTCCACCGATGACTATGCCACGGCCGTTTTCCTGCAGCATCGGCGCAAGGACCCAGCCACCGAGGCCTGGACTTTCAGCGAGCGTTACGTCCCCCCTAAGCGCCCTAGCACCACCTACCTCGGGGGGGCACGCGCCTTGATGGACGCCTTCATTCATGTCTACAACCCTCAGATTCCTCACTTCAACCAAGCCGTCTACGAGCAGTGCGAGCAGGAGGATCAGGCCGCGCTACTGGAGAAAGGACCCAAGTGCCTCATCAACATATCTTACCGCAATGATCCGTCCCTTGACCCTGGCAAGGCTGAGACATTCCTCAAGTCGCAGGACATAACCAAGCTCGGTACGGAGTTTCGAAAAGCCAAGAAGGGCCAGATGATCACAGGTTTCGCAGCAGCGGTCAACAGCCGCTTCGGCCCCCTCGCCCGGTATCTTTACCGTGCTGTTCGCACTTCTCTACCACCTGAGATTTTGCTCCTTAATGGCGTTACTCTTTCGGAGCAGGAGCGCTGGTTTTCTGAACACTGGGACTTTTCCGCCGATTGCTATGAGGACGACTATACCGGTTTCGACGGCACCCAGAACGAGGATTTTCTCGGTTACCAAGTCCTTTTCATGCGCGCTTTCGGCATCCCTGAGGCCTTGGTGTTTGACTATGTCAACTGGGTCACCCACCTCAGATGCATGGTGGGCCCGTTAGGCATTATGATTGCGTCCGGCTTCAAACCAACGTGGTTGTTTAACACCATTGACAGCATGGCTTACCAAGCTCTGAAGCACAACCTCACTCCCCATCGAGACGGGTCTAGGCGCGTCGCTCGGGCTTTCAGCGGGGATGACACCTTGCACAACGAGCGCACCGTGGTCAGGCCGGGGTTCAGTAAGCTACCTCACCAGTTCCTCCTCGTCTCCACCGGCTCGCACACCCTTATGCCTCATTTTTGTGGGACCCTGAACACCCCAGGCGGCAGTTTCGCAGACCCCGAGCTTTTATTGCTACGGTGCTTGTATAAGCTTCGGCACGGTCGGTTGTTTCAGTCCAGCCTCGGCTACGCGGAACACTGCTATCGATTGCACAAGAACCTCGAGGGCTGCCTCTCCTACTTGACCGCACGCCAAGTAGCCTGCCATTCCCTCACCCTCCGCATTCTTCGCC